TTTTGCCGTATTTAAGTGACTTAATGCGTAAAAATAATGTATATTCGCATATAGTTGACTTGACGCATGGCAACAGGAAAAAGGCTGACCGAATTATTTGGAGTCTCCAAGGGCGTTTTGAGCATGGGCGCATCATCTTGAATCAGGATGAAGATTGGGATGTCTTTCTTGACCAACTGCTGATGTTCCCCGCACAAGGAGTCCACGATGATTTGCCAGACTCACTCAGTTATCTTGACCAGTTAGCGGTCACTTCCTACTTTGAGGGAGATGAGGATGAAGACTGGCAACCTTTAGATGTTATAGCGGGGTTTTAAATGGATGAAGAACTAGGACAAAGCAACTTTGTTGAACCTACGGAGTCTGACAAAGAACTGGTTTCTTTCGTTGTAGACCATTGTGATCGGTGGCGTGACTACCGAGATTCCAATTATCTTGACCAATGGCTAGAGTACGAGCGTATCTTCCGTGGTGAGTGGTCATCCGAAGACGCTACCCGTGATTCAGAGCGTAGCCGACTCATAACGCCTGGCACTCAACAAGCCGTTGAAACCCGTCACGCAGAGATTATTGAAGCAATCTTTGGTCAAGGCGAGTACTTTGACATCAAAGACGATGTTCAAGACCTAGACGGCAACCCCCTAGATGTCGGCAAACTCCGTGAACAACTCATGGAGGATTTTGCTAAAGACAAGGTTCGCAAGTCCATTGACCAAACTGTTCTGATGGCTGAAATCTATGGCATCGGCATAGGCGAAATCATTGTAAAAACAGAAAAAGAGTTCTACCCTGCGACTCAGCCAATCCCAGGCGAAGCCACCCAAGCCGCCATTGGCGTAATGGAAAAAGACCGAATCAGCGTCAAAATCAATCCAATCAACCCAAAGAACTTCCTGTTTGACCCTAACGGCACAAGCATTGACGACTGCCTTGGTGTTGCCGTAGAGAAGTTTGTTTCTTTACATAAGATTGTCCAAGGCATTGAGGCTGGCGTTTACCGCAAAGTAGACATCAACACCGATCCTGATGATGCTGACTTAGAGCCAACCCAAGAATCTACCCAATTTAAGGACAACAAGGTTCGCCTGTTGACTTACTACGGCTTAGTTCCACGGGAATGTCTCGACAATCTTGCAGAGCAAAAGGACATTGTTGACCTATTCCCTGAGAATAGCGAAGCAGACACCTATACCGACTTGGTAGAGGCTATTGTGGTTATTGCTAACGACTCATTGTTGTTGAAGGCAGAGCCAACGCCTTACATGATGAAGGATCGCCCGATTCTTTCCTACCAAGCAGACACAGTTCCCAATAGGATTGTGGGTCGTGGCACAGTAGAGAAAGCCTACAATATGCAAAAGGCGATGGATGCACAAATCCGTAGCCATTTAGACTCTCTAGCCCTGACAACTAGCCCCATGATTGCTATGGACGCTACCCGTCTGCCACGGGGTGCTAAGTTTGAAGTCAAACCTGGCAAGGCAATCCTAACAAATGGCTCTCCAGCAGAGATTTTGATGCCATTTAAGTTTGGCACAACTGACCAAGGAAATATGGCAACTGCTCAAGCCTTTGAGAGTATGCTTTTGCAGGCAACTGGTACGCTAGATTCTCAAGGAATGATATCTGCCGTAGCCCGTGATGGTGGTCAAGGCGGTATGTCGATGGCAATTGCCTCGATTATCAAGAAGTACAAGCGCACTTTGGTGAACTTCCAAGAAGATTTCTTGATGCCGTTTATCAAAAAAGCGGCTTTCCGCTATATGCAATTTGATCCAGAGCGTTATCCATCTGTGGACATGAACTTTGTCCCAACGGCTACGCTTGGCATCATTGCCCGTGAGTACGAACAACAGCAATTCATCGGTCTATTGCAGACTTTAGGGCCAAATACCCCTGTCATGCCATTGATTCTGAAGGGAATTGTGGGCAATAGTTCATTTACTAACCGCTATGAACTGATGGCGGCATTGGATCAGATGAGTCAACCTGACCCACAAGCCCAACAAATGCAACAAGCACAGCAACAATTGGCTCTGCAAGCGGCTCAAGCACAGATTGCGGTCAATACGACTCAGGCTGAACAAAATAGGGCTGAAGCAACTAAGACAATGATGGAAGCGCAGTTAATGCCTGAAGAAATTAAGGCTAAAGTGATTGCATCCACTACCAATAATCTTCCAAACCAAGACGAACTAGCATCTAAAGAGTTTGATAAACGAGTTAAGATTGCTGAATTGATGCTCAAAGAGAAAGACATCTCTAACAAAGGCAAGATTGTTGAGTTACAGATGGCTGATAAGGTCAATGCTCAGAACAAAGTCAAGCAAGATTTCCTTACCAAACTCACAGATGGTTTAAAGCAAAATGGCTAACATCAAGGAACTAATCCAAAGCATTGAGTCTCTTGATTCCTCGTTTGACGAGAAGTTAGAAGCACTCAATCAGATGGAAGAAACTCTTGTGGCTATGCGCCAGCAAGAGCAAGAAGCCATAGATGACAACGTAGACCTCATTGTTGAGGCTATCAATGTCATGCAAAAGAAAGTAGATGCCCAACTTGTAGAAATACAAGGAATGATTCCTGAAAAAGGGGATAAGGGCGACAAGGGAGAGCGTGGTCTTGATGGTAAAAATGGTCGAGATGGCAAAGATGGTCGTGATGGCAAGGATGGTAAGGATGGCAAAGACGGAGAAGATGGTGTTTCTGTAACGGATGCCAAGATTGATTTTGATGGCTCACTAGTTATTACTTTGTCCACAGGACAAGAGATCAATGTTGGTGAAGTCGTTGCTCCTGAATTGCAAGAGAAGATTAAGTTAGTTACTTCTGGTGGTGCAGGTACTGTTTTGCCAGCACAAACAGGAAATGCCAATAAATATCTAAAGACTGATGGAACTGCCTTATCTTGGGCAACAGTCTCTGGTGGTAGTGGAACTGTTACTTCCGTAGGCACATCTGGAACAGTAAACGGAATTACGCTGACTGGTGGGCCAATCACATCTAGTGGAACTGTAACGCTTGGTGGAACATTAGACCTATCTAGCCCTCCTACGATTGGCAATACAACACCAAATACAGGCACATTCACAACCCTAATTGGTGGTGGTGCTTCTGCTAACTACGGACAACTAACAGGCGGTGCTACAACCAAAGCGGTAGAGTTTAAAACCATCGGTAGCGATACCAATGTTGGGTTTGCTATACGCTCTCAGGGAACGGGTGCTATTGACTTAGCGGCTGGTTCTAGCGGTGTGAACATAAGTAATGGTGGTACTGTTACTGCTATTACTGGAACTGCTGGTGGCGTATATACAGTAATTCCAACACTTACGATTTCACCGCCAACAACTGCTGGAGGTACTCAAGCAACGGCAACTGCCGCTATGCAAGTTACTTCTAACTCAACTATTGCGACTGCTGGTTCTGGATATGCTATTGGTGACACAATAACATTAACTGGAGGAACATCTAGTCAAACTGCCGTTCTTACTGTTGCTACTTTGTCTGGTAGTGGTGTTGCAACATTTACCATAACAACTGCTGGTATTTATACTGTTTTACCATCTAATCCAATATCAACTACTACATCTGGTGCTGGAACTGGATTTACTCTTAATGGTTCTTGGGCTGTTAGAACAACAAACTTCACCATCACAAACGCTGGCTCTGGCTATGTAGAACAACCAACAGTAACATTCTCAAGTGGTAGTGCTACTGCTTATGCTACTGTGGGTAGTGCTACGACTGTTAAAAGCATTGGTCAAACAATAAACTTTTACACAGCAAACGCTGGTATTGGACTTGCTATTGTTGATTTACAAGCATCAAATACTCCAGCATATTTGCAGTTACAAGGTAATGGATTAACATCAATTAACTATGCTCAAGGCGGTTCTGGTGCTAACTCCAACATTGCATGGGTTACAAAAGGAACTGGAACACATCAGTTTTATACAAATACATCTACAAGCACACAACAGTTCAACATAGCCCACACAGCCTCTGCTGTTAACTATGTACAGGTGACGGGTAACGCAACAACAGCAAGACCAAGAATAGATTTTACTGGTTCAGATACAAACGTAGGCGGTGCTTTTGTTGCAAAAGGTTCTGGTGCTTTTGTATTTGCTTCTGATGCAAATGCTAGTACGATTCAATTTTCTATATCTAGAACTGGGTCTGCCGTTAACTATTTACAAGTAACTGGTGCGGCATCTGGTTCTTCTCCAACCATTTCTTCTCAAGGTTCTGGAACAGATTTAGACATAAACCTAACACCTAAAGGAACGGGTGTTCTTTCATTTGGTACTTATACAGCAAGTGCTTTATTACCAGTAGCAGGCTACATCACCATCAAAGACTCAGGTGGTACAACTCGCAGACTTTTAGTAGGATAAAACATGGCATTACTCAAATCAATCGACACAGAATATGGGATTCCCGCAATTTACTGGAATGTGGGGGCGGTACACGAAGACTTTAAGGGGCAAGGTACAGAAGTCACTTTCTATGGTTATGCATCACAACAGGCTAGAGAGTCTGGCAAACAGCCTTTATCTGCGGGTAAAGTGCAGATTAGCGGTAATGAATATGTAGCGGGTGCTGATAGAGCGCAGTTATATGCAATCATTAAGCAAAAACCTGAGTTTGATGGAGCAACAGACGCATGACCCCTGAACTGCAAAAGTACTATGAAGACCGCTTCTCCATGATGGCTACGGAGGGGTGGAGGGACTTGATGGAGGATATTGACAACATGATAAATTCATTGAACAATATTAGTACAATCCCTGATGAAAAAAGCCTACAATTCAAAAAAGGCGAACTTTCTATCCTAGTTTGGCTAAAAACCTTGAGACAGGTCAGCACACAAGCATACGAGGAATTGAATGAGAAGAATGTTTGATTTTGCCTGTGAAAACGGGCATAAAACCGAAAGACTTTGTGATTATGAGGCGCAGAGTTTCAGGTGTGAGTGCGGAGCGCAAGCCAATCGCATTCTCAGCGCACCTGCTGTTAAGTTAGAAGGATGGTCAGGGAGTTTCCCTGGGGCGGCCAACAAGTTTGATCGCATCCATCGTGAAAAATTAGCGGCAGAGCGCAAAGCGAACTCATAAACAAGATGTTGTCGAGTTCATGTGTAATCTCCTAGAACCCATTGGTGGCAGGAAAAGGAAACAGTATGTTGATTGACAATGAAGACGAGATGCCTAGTGAATTAGAGGCTGAAGAAACGAAGATTCAAGACCAAATTGAGGTAGAAGATTCTAAAATTCCTGAGAAATATAGGAATAAAAACTTAGATGACATCATCAAAATGCACCAAGAGGCTGAGAAGTTGATTGGAAAGCAGGCTCAAGAGGTTGGAGAAGTTCGCAAATTAGCCGATGAGTTGATTAAGCAAAATCTTGGTACGAAAGTCCAACACGCTGAAGTTGAACCTGAAGTAGACTTTTTTGAGAATCCTCAGAAAGCGATTCAGAGCACAGTTGATAGACATCCCGATGTGTTAGCGGCTAAACAAGCGGCTACCGAATTCAAAAGGATGCAGATTCAGCAGAAGTTAGCGCAAGAGCACCCTGATTTTCAGCAAGTAACGGCTGATCCAGAGTTCGTAAATTGGGTTAAATCCTCAAATGTACGGATGGGGTTGTATGCGAAGGCTGATGGTGAGTATGACTACGATAGTGCAAATGAGTTGTTATCTACCTTCAAACAGTTGCGTGGCGTTAAGACGAAACAAGTGGCTTCTGACGGAGAGTCAAGTCGCAAGAGCAATCTAAAAGCCGCCGCAGTTGATGTGGGTGGATCGGGTGAATCAGGCAAGCGTACTTACAGGCGGGCTGACCTAATTCGGCTAAAAATGAACGATCCTGACAGATATGAGGCACTTTCTAACGAAATCATGCAAGCATATCAAGAAGGTCGAGTAAAGTAAATTTAATCTTGGAGAAATAACATGGCAACAGCATTTTCCCCCGCAAATAATACGACTGTAACTTCAGCGGCTAACTTCATCCCCGAAATTTGGTCGGATGAGATTATTGCCGCTTACAAAAAGAACTTGGTTTTAGCAAACTTAGTTATGAAGATGAACTTCAAGGGCAAGAAAGGTGACACAGTTCACATTCCAGCCCCTGTCCGTGGTTCTGCTTCTGCTAAAGGCGCAACAAACGCAGTTACCCTGATCGTTAACACCGAATCAGAAGTCCAAGTGTCTATCAACAAGCACTATGAATATAGCCGCTTGATCGAAGACATCGTGGAAGCACAGGCATTGAACAGTCTCCGCAACTTCTACACAGGTGACGCAGGTTACGCTTTGGCTAAACAAGTTGACACCGACTTGATCCAATTGGGTCGTGCTTTCAATGGCGCAACAATTGGTACAGACGACTATGCAACTTCTAGTTCTTCTACTAAAGCCTATATTGGTGGTGACGGCACTACTGCTTACAACAGCGCAACTTCAAACGCTTCTGCTTTGACTGATGCCGCTATTCGCCGCACTATCCAACGCCTTGATGACAACGACACTCCTATGGATGGTCGCTTCTTCATCATCCCGCCCTCAAGCCGCAACACTTTGATGGGCTTGGCTCGTTATACCGAACAAGCATTTGTCGGTAATGGCGATGCTATCCGCAATGGCGAAATCGGTAACTTGTACGGCATCCCCGTGTTTGTTACTTCTAACGCTGATGTGGGCTATGGCAACACTCAGACTGACCGCATCGCTTTGATGGGTCACAAAGAGTCTATGGTTCTGGTTGAGCAACAAGCAGTTCGTGCTCAGACTCAGTACAAACAAGAGTACCTCGGTACATTGTTTACTTCTGACACTCTGTATGGCGTTCAAGCATTGCG